CCACGCGCCACGCCGCCCGCGCAAGGACGAGGCGGTCGAGGAACGGCAGGGCGTTGTCGTGAAGGCGCACGGACGCACCGTTGTCGTGGACTTTGGCGGTCAGAGCGAAGAAGTAAGGCGCGACCGGGTGCGGGTGGTGGAGGTGGCGTGAGCGTGTTTACCGCAGGGCTACTTGCACTGTTCTGGATTGTCTTGCTGGTGTGCTGGGCGGTTGTCATCCCGTTTATGGCGTGGCGGTATTACCAAGCGTGCAAAGAGACGGACCGAATCCATGCTATGATTTCAGGCAAGTGGAGACCGCGTGACTGACGACGACCTGTCCTCGCACCTGTCCGCGTGGCGCGATTGGTGCCGCCGCCCCGACCTCGGGCTCGGCTACCCCACGACCGCAGCTGGAATCCGCTACCGCAACGGCGAGGACTTCGACGCAATGGTCGACTGGCTGGACGATCGCATCGCGCTGGCTGTAGACGCAGCGGTGGACGACTTGCCGGTCAACGAGCGCATATCGGTGCGCTGCACGGTGCTGGACGGGCCGCGCGCCTGGCGCTTCCGGGAGCCGCTGGAAGTGGTGTACGGTCGGGCGCGGGAGATGTTGAAGGTCAGCCTTAACGCGAGGGGGATTGAGTGATTTACGTCTTGTTTGTAATGGTGTCGATGAACGGGAAGGCTCTTGCGGTCCATTCGCAGGAATTCAGCAGCAAGGAGCGATGCGAGCAAGCAGTCGTCGCGCTCGACAAACAGTGGTCCATAGACAAGGCGCTTTCTGGGCGGAAAGCGTACGGAGTTTGCGTGCCCAGATAAGCGGCGACTTTTCGCGCTGGCCTCACGGGCTTAGGTGCGCGACAATTTGCGCGGGCCAGTGTCTTTAGCGGGTACTGGTTGCCAGGTCTCCTCCTCCCTGACTCCCTGACCGGAGTTTTAGCCGCCCGCAATGGGCGGTTTTTCTTTGTGCGGCGCAATGCTGCAATCCGAACAACCCTTTGCGGCTCGGACATTTAGGTTGAATCTATGGGTGCGCCCGTCGGGAATCAGAACGCGGCAAAGGCGAAAGTCTGGACCGCCGCGATTGAGCGTGCGCTAGAGCGCCGCAGCCGTGTCGAACAGCGCGAAGCCCTAGATGCAATCGCCGACAAGTTGCTTGAACTGGCGTCTGATGGTGACCTCGCCGCGCTGAAAGAACTCGGCGACAGGCTGGAAGGTAAGCCCGCGCAGTCTGTTGGCCTGTCCACCCCGGATGGGCCGCTTCGCATTGGGCGCATCGAGCGCGTAATCGTTGACCCGCGCGCTGCGGATTGAGACGGCTCGCGCGTTTGTACCGCTGCTGGAGCCTGCGCGGTATAAGGGCGCGTGGGGCGGTCGGGGCTCGGGCAAGAGCCACTTCTTTGCCGAGAAGCTGATCGACGACTGTCAGGCCGAGCCGGGCGAGTCGGGCGAGGGCATGCGGGCGGTTTGCATTCGTGAGGTGCAGAAGGATCTAGCGCAGTCGTCCAAGCTACTGATTGAGACAAAGCTCTCGGCGCTTGGGTTGAACGAGGCTGACGGCTTTAAGGTGTTCCGCGACGTGATTCAGACGCCTGGCGACGGTCTGATGATCTTCAAGGGCATGAACGACTACACCGCCGACTCGATCAAGTCGCTGGAAGGCTTCAAGCGGTCGTGGTGGGAGGAAGCGCAGGCCGCGACTTTGCACTCGCTGTCGCTGCTACGCCCCACGTTGCGGGCTCCCGGCTCTGAGTTGTGGTTTTCGTGGAACCCGAGGCGCAAGACTGACCCGGTGGACGTGATGTTGCGTGGCCCCGAGCGGCCGACGGGCGCGGTAGTCGTTAAGGCTAACTGGCGCGACAACCCGTGGTTTACCGCAGAACTGGAGCAGGAGCGCCAAGACTGTGTGCGGATGAGCCCGGAGCAGTACGACCACATATGGGAAGGCGGTTACGTCTCCGTGGTCGAGGGTGCCTACTACGCCAAGTCGCTGATCGAAGCGCGCCAGCAGGGGCGGCTTGGCAGGGTGGCCGCCGACCCGCTGATGACGCTGCGGGCGTTCGTGGACATCGGCGGCACGGGTGCCAAGGCCGACGCGTTCGCCATGTGGATCGCGCAGTTCGTCGGCCGCGAGATTCGGGTGCTGGACTACTACGAAGCGGTGGGCCAGCCGCTAGCCGCGCATCTGGAGTGGATGCGTAGCAAGGGCTACAGCGAGAAGCGGTGTCAGTTTTGGCTACCGCACGACGGCGACACGCACGACCGCGTACATAACGTGTCGTATGCCTCTGCGCTGCGTGAAGCGCAGTACACGGTGAACGTGGTGCCGAACCAGGGCAAGGGCGCGGCCAAGCAGCGTATCGAGGCGGGCCGGCGGCTGTTTCCGATGTGCTGGTTCAACGAGGCCACGACGCAGCCCGGTATCGACGCGTTGGGCTGGTATCACGAGAAGAAGGACGAGGCGCGCAATGTCGGCCTCGGCCCCGAACACGACTGGGCGTCGCACGGTAGCGATGCCTTCGGGCTGATGTGCGTGACGTACACCGAGCCGAAGGCCAAGCGCACGCTGCCCTTACCGCAGACAGGTATCCGATGAGCATGCAACTGCTGAACCGCATCACCGAGTTGGAGTCTCGACTCGATGAACAGCGGCAACACAACGCGGACCTGCAAGAGCGGCTTGCCGACCTCATCGCTCGCGTTGCGCTGCTTGAGGCGCAGTCGCGCACTCGCAAGGAACTCAAGGTCGCGTAATGGCCCAGGACTACACCAAGCTGCTCAACGCCATTGACGCGGCGGAAGCCTCGTCCTATGGCAGCGACAGCGAGGGCGAACTGTCGGCACAGCGGGCCGGAGCTATCGAGCGCTACCTCGGGCAAAACACTTATCCCGCGCCCGAGGGTACGTCGCAGGTCGTGTCGCGCGACGTGTTCGACACGATCAACTGGATCATGCCGTCGCTCACGCGCATCTTCACGACGAGCGAGGACATCTGCGTATTCGAGCCGTCGGAGCCGGGTGACGAGCAGGCAGCGGACCAAGAGTCGGCTTACACGTCGTACACGATCCAGCGGCTGAATCCGTGGTTCCAGGTGTGCCATGACTGGTTCATGGACGCGCTGATGACCAAAAACGCCTATTGCATGGTCTATTGGGACACCACGCAGCAGGTCGAAAAAGAGAAGTACGAGCGCCAGTCCCCTGAGAGCATTGCAAAGCTCATGGAGGACAAGACGCTTGAGCTTGTCGAGGCGGACGAGTATCCCGACCCCGACTACGTCGAGCCGCCGCCGCAGCAGGGCGTGGACCCGATGACGGGTCAGCCTGTGATGATGCCGCCGCCCCCGCCGCCGATGGTTTACGACGTAGTGGTTAAGAAGGTGCGGCAGGAGGGCTATCCCAAGCTCTGCGTGCTGCCGCCCGAGCGCGTCAAGGTGGGCCACCGCACGGCGTCGTTCCAGCTGCGCGACTGCGACTATTTTGAGTATTGGGAGATGCGTACCATCAGCACCTTGCGTGCGATGGGCCTCGACATTCCCGACGACATCGCGGACGACGGCGGCGAGACGGACACCGAAGAGGACGAAGCGCGGGACCAGTTCGGCGAAGACGTAGCCGACAGCGAGGACATCTCGCAAGTCGATCCCTCGATGCGGCGCGTGAAGGCGCGCATGGTCTGGATTCGGCACGACACCGACGAAGACGGCATTGCCGAGCTTCAATACTGCATCATCGTCGGCCGCAATGTGCTGTACCGCGAGGAATGCGGGCGCATCCCGGTGTCGAGCATCGTCCCTGCGCCGCTGCCGCACCGGCACGTCGGTCTGAGCGTGGACGACATGATTTCCGACATCCAGGAAATCAAAACGATGATGCTGCGGCAGGGGATTAACAACCTCTACCTCGCGAACAACCCGCGCACCTTCGTTAGCGACAAGGTAAACCTCGACGACCTGCTGGTGTCGCGTCCTGGCGGCGTGGTGCGAGTCGAGGACGGTGGCATCCCGTCGCAGGAAGCGGTGACGATCCCGATTCCGAATGTTTTCCCGCAGGCGATGCAGGGGTTGGACTACCTCGACAGCGTGCGTCAGAACCGCGCCGGGGTGAATTCGTACTTCACCGGACTCGATCAGAACTCGCTCAATCGCACGGCCTCGGGCGTGGCGCAACTCACGTCGTCGGCGGCGCAGCGCGTCGAGCAGATTGCGCGCGTGTTCGCTGCGGGCGTTGAAGAATTGTTCAGTCTCGTCCACGAGCAAATTCTCAAGCACGGCCACAAGCAGCAGGTCGTGAGATTGCGCGGGCAGTGGGCGGTCGTAGACCCGCGCACGTGGAAAACCCGAAAGGATCTTCGGATTAACGTCGGCATGGGCACGGGAAACCGTGAGCAGCTGATGGCGCATCTGCAAATGATTTTCGCCATGCAGATGCAAACGCTGCCGCTCAATACCACGACGCCGCGTCACGTTGCGAACACTTTGGCCGAGATTGAGAAGGCTGCAGGCTTCTCGTCCAATGGCAAATTCTTTGTGCCAAGCGATCAGGTGCAAGCCCCGCCGCCGCCGCCGCCGGACCCGAAGCTTATCGAGCTTGAGCAAAAGCCGCAGATCGAGGCCGCCAAGATGCAAGCGGACCAACGTATCGAGGCGATGCGCCTAGAGACGCAAAAAGCGATTGAGGCCGCGCGCTTGGACATGCAGAAATACATGGCCGACCTAGACGCGCAGGTGAAGCTCTACGTGCAGCAGGCGGGCGTTGCGGCACAAGAACAATCTCAAGCTCGGCAACTGGAGTACGACAGCGCCAAGACGGCCGCCGAGCAGGCCAAGACGGCAGACGGCGACGCGAAGGTCGACGGACTTGCGCAGGCGACGTCGCAGATTATGCAAAACCTGCAAATCATGGCGCAGCGCGTCGAGGAACGGCTTGAGAGCGTGTCGCAGACGCTAAACGCACCCAAGCGCGTAATTCGCGAAGGCGGGCGTGTGGTGGGCGTCGAAATTAACGGTGTCGTGCGTCCGGTCGAGCGCGATCAGAACGGTCAAGTGATTGGCCTTCAGTAAAGAGGCAACATGAGCAAAGGCAATACGTTCGAGAACGATCTTCTGCTGCTGATTTTCAACAACACCAACGCAGCGAACATCGGTGACGCGACCGGGCTGCGCGGATCAAGTACGGTTGGCTCGCTGTTTCTGTCGCTTCATACCGCTGATCCCGGCGAAGCGGGCGATCAGACGACCAGCGAGATTGCGTATACGTCTTATGCGCGTGCAACGGTCGCGCGAACGTCGGGCGGATTCACGGTGTCAGGCAACAGCGTTACGTTGACCGCCAACGTGGATTTTCCTGCCGGCACGGGCGGCTCTGGTACCGCAACGCACTTTGCGGTCGGCACGGCGTCAAGCGGTACCGGAAAGATTCTGTACAAAGGCGCAATCTCGCCGACCATCGTGTGCGGTAACGGCATCACGCCGCGCCTGACGACTGGCACGACGATCACCGAAGATTGATTGACCCGAACGGCTGACGTAATGAAAATCACGCGCAAGGCGTTCTGGCGCGTCATGCGCGGCACTGTGCAGGTGTCGCAGCATGCCGCGCCCGAGGAAGCGTGGGAGTCCGCCTCGCGGAACATTCCGTGCTCCGTCGTCGGCCCGACCTGGGACGTGACCGCAGCGTCTGCGCCCGCGCCGGCACCTGCTCCCGCCCCTGCCCCCGCTCCTGCTCCCGCGCCTGCTCCCGCTCCTGCGCCGCCCCCTGCGCCGGCCGGCGGTGCCGTTGCAATGCTGCTTGGCAGCGTGCTGCCTGTGGCCGGCACGGCAGCGGACAACGCGGCGCTTGCGCTCGCCGTGCTGCAGCGAGGGCGTGAGGCGTCGAACGCGGCA